CACGGTCTCATCGCATCTTCCGCAGTACGACTCGGTTGTACTTCCGCCATCAATGCCCACATGCCCGCATGCATCACACCGGCGTTTCTCTGGTGTGGTGATGGGACGCGGCGCGCGATCGCGCTCGACCCAAATGACTCCCACCCCGTCGAGGGTGGCGTAGCCGATCAGGGCGTCGGGATCGTCCGCCGGCGGAATCCAGCGGCGCACGGTGACCGCATCGAGCAAGGGGGCGATCGGTTGATCGCGCCGGCGCTCGATGAGCACGGTGGGTTCGCCCTGGCTGGGCCAGGTGCCGCTGATTGATTGCTCGAGCACCCGCAGGCCCAGGGCGCGGATGCGGCGCACGGCGGCGTTGAGCAGGCCGAGGCGGCGGACGATCTCGGCATTGAGCACCTGCGGCGGCGGCGCGTCGGCCGGGTTGGCGCCGTACCAGAACCATTGGTCCGGGTCGTGGATCCGCCGCGGCGGGGTCTGAACGATATGGAATCTGGCGCGCATGTCAGCAGCCCCCCACGATCTGTCCGGTCACCTTGCGGAAGCCGGTGGCGGCGGCGGCGTTCATGGCCCGGGTGGTGAGGTTATTCACCACCAGGGGATGGCAGGTGCTGACGGCATCACGGGACGATCCGCCGCGGGGAATCTTGACCAGGCGGGCGCGCATGGCGTCGATGGCGTCGTCCGCGAAGATGTCGCCCAGGACGGCGCCGGTGCGCTCGAACTTGTGGCGCAGGTAGGGCTCCAGGTCGTTGTCCAGCGGCGGCAGTTCGATCAGCTCGCAGCGCTGGACGATCTCGCGCACTTCGGGGTCCTGTTCGACCAGGAGGCTGTCGCGCAGCTCGTTCTGACCGATGAGGGCAACACCCAGCAGGCGCTGCATGCCGCGCTTGAGCTCCATGAAGTTCTTCAGGTGCTTGAGGGTGCTCTTGGGCAGGCGATGAGCCTCTTCGATGATCAGCAGGTGGCTGGCGCCGGCCTGGGCGGAGGCGGAGAGCAGCTCGTGGACCTGTTTGGTGCGGGCCTGAGCGCTGCCGCACATGGACCGCCCCGGGGCGATGGTCGACACGATGGCTTCGGAGATGTCAATGCTCTTGAGCGGTCGGCCACGCGTCTCATTCGGCTCCATCTCGACGATGTAGGGCATGATGAGGATGACCGGCCTGCCCTCGTCGAGAATGCGCTGTTCGAGTTCTTCGCGCAGCGTGCTCTTGCCGCTGCCCGACTCGCCGAACAGGGCGACAAATCCATGGTTGAGGGCGGCGTCCATGAGGCCGGCGCGGGCGCGCCGGGTCGCGGCGCTGACGAAGACGTCTGCCAGGGAGCAAACATCGTCCACAAAGGGACTGCGCCGCAGGCCGAAGTGTTGCCTGGCCGCCGGCGTAAGGGTTTCGTTCCGTAGTAGCATGAACTCCTCCTGAGGATCGATCGTGATAGGTGGTGCTTCAGGGGTGGCCCCGTCGGTGTGCAAGACCGTCGGGGCCGTTTCTTTGCGGTAGGTGCTCGGTGCCGAGTTGGTGGCGACGAATTCGGCGACGCGCTCGGCGGTGACGCCACGCTCGGCCAGCCATCGGCCGACGTCGATCACCAGTTCCTGGCGGCCACGCAGGGGCCAGTTGCCGGTGGCGACGCGGTTGGCGACGGTCTTGGACAGGTGCAGGTCGCGACCGAACTGGCGCTGGCTGATGCCGATGTCGGCGAGGATGGTGGCGAGGTTCATGCGCCTTTTCCTCCGACGACGCGCAGGCCGGCGCGGGCGGTGAGCCGGGCGGCGAGCGCGTCGAGCTGGTCTTCGGGCACGCCGTCCGGGTACCAGGCGGCGATGTCGGCGTTGCGCTCGACGGTCAGTTCGATGCCCCGGCGCAGCATTTCGCTGGCGGCCTCGAAGTGGTTGAGGATGGCCGGCGGCGCGTCGGAGACGATGGCCGCCGTGTCGATGGGGGTGCCCACGCGCGGCAGGTAGGTGGGCACCTGGGCGCCGTCGCGCAGTTTGTCCGGGTCGATGCGCCCGCCGAAGGACACCCCGCCTGCCTTGCGCCTGGCGGCGGCCGCTTCGTCGGTGTCGGCCTCCATGGCCACGCGCTCGACGAGCTTGCGGTGGGTGTCTGCGGCGGTGTCGGCCACCCGGGCATAGGCTTCGCCGATGACCGGGGCGTCGTCTCGGAATCCGCCCTCGCCCCTGGCCACGGTCGGCACGTCGCGCAGGGTTTCGTTGCCCTCGGCGTCGGTGTCGACAATGACGGCCGTCCCCGGCCGGTAGGGGTTCCAGCTCACATCGAGCCATTCGCCCACCTGGACATTGGGCACGGTCTTGACGTCGTATTCGGCGCCGTCGAAAGCGACGGTGAGGGTGCCGCTCACCTTGCGACGTTCCGGCGTGTGGGTGAGCAGGCGCCGGGCCAGATCGCCGTCCACGGTGCGCAGCTGCTCGGGGCGGATCTCCATCCAGGCCTCGAAACGGGTCTTGCCGTGGCGGCTGTGGGTCTTGGTGGCGTTGTACCAGCGCGCCCAGCGCTGGGCAGCGGCGTTCAGTTCGTCCAGGTCGGCCACCGGCTTGAGGCGCAGGCCGGATTCGAAGGAGCGCTCGATGATGTTGCGGGCGTTTTCCACCTGGCCGGTGGCGCGGGCATTGCCCGGGGCGTGGGGCATGAGCCGCACGCCGAGCCGGCGGGCCAGGTTCTTGAAGGCGCCGGAGGTGTTGGCGCAGCCCATGTCCATCATGAGGTTGAAGCACACGCCGTAGAACGGGTCCTGGCCACGCTGCTGGGTGCAGCGGATGAAGCTCTCGGCCAGGTTGGCGGCCGACTCGGCGCCCAGCACGTAGAAGACGAAGATGGCGCCGGACCAGTGGTCGGTGATCTCGTAGGACCACACCCGGTCGTTGGCGATGCGCTGGAGGTTGCGCGGCTTGTTCTTGTAGAACTTGCGCGCCTCCATGATCTGGAGGCCGGCCTCACGGGCGGTGCGCGCCTTGAGGTAGTAGAGCACGCACAGGCTGGCGTCGATCTGCCAGACATGGTTCGGGTGCAGGCTGCGCAGCTCGGTGTGCGGCGCCGGGCGCAGCAGCTGCTCGGGGTGGAGGCTGTAGCTGCGCAGGGCGCGGGCGATGGTGCTGTCGGACAGCGGGATGATCTCGCCGGTGGCCGGGTCGATGCGCTCGGCGCGGATCTCGCCGTTGGCGCGCAGCAGTGCCACCGCTTCGCCGATGGGCTGCAGGCGCTTGCGGTTCTTGCGCAGGCTGTCCATGAGTACGGAGGAGAGAATCACCGCCTCTTCCCGGCTCAGCGCGATGTCGCCGGCGTCGGCACGACGCTTGCGCTCCGGACGCACCACCACTTCCTTGATCTTGCGCAGGAGGGTGGCGCGGCTCATGCCGAGGCGGCGGCAGGCGTCGTCGTAGATCGCCCCCCGCCCGCCATGCCCGACCAGCGACGCGCGGGCGTGGACGTCAATGAGTGCCGAGATCAGCGCCGGATTCATCGGCTGCCTCCTGTGCCAGCAGAAACTCCCGGGCCTCGTCGGTGATTTCAGGCAGACCGAATTCATCCCGGAGGGTGTTGAGCTCATCCTGCAGTTGGCCGACCAGACCACCGACGAAGTGGATCGGCGTCATGTCCTCGTGAGTCTCGGTGTGGTTGTTGAGCGCAAGCACCGCCTGGCGCAGATCGCCCCGCAGGTAGGAAAGAACGGTGTTGTAGATGCGGGTGGTTTCGGCCTGCAGATCGGCCAGCACTTCGTCCGGCGGGGCGGCGGCGATGCGCTTGGACTTGGCGCGCTCGGCATCCAGGGCCTTGTTCTTGTCGGCGAGCAGCTCTTCCTTGGCGGTGATCTCGGCGCGCGTCTCGCGCAGTGCGGCGCGCAGCTCCTTGACGCTCATGGTGGCGATGTCGTCGAGCTTCAGCTCGCCGGTCTGGCCGGTCAGCTCCAGCTCCTCGATCTGTTCGTCGTCGAGGACCAGCATTTCGAAGAGCTTGGATTGACTGGCGATGGCCTTGGGCAAAGTTGCCGACGTCGGCAACTTTGCGAACTTGGCTGCCGCCTGCATGAAGCGTGACGCGACGTGCTTGTCGATTCCGAGAACATCCAGTCGCGCAACAAACTGACCGTGCCCGCATGCTTCTTTCAGCACGCACAGCCCCCGCCCCATTTCAAGGCAGGTCTCGACACTGCGCCGTATGTTTGTCGCAATGTCGCGCTGGATCAGGTCAGGGTCGGTGCTATCGGCCGGCAGCTGGTAGCCCAGCCGAGTCGCAACCGCGCGCACGGCAGCTTCGCGCTGTGATATATCGAGCGCTCGCGCCTCCTCGGTCTGGCGCATCACGGCCACCGCGTTCTCGATCCGATCCTGATCGAGATCTGGATCGATAATTTGCGTTGGCGCGACCGCCTTACGTGTAGTTCTGCTCATTGTTCAATCTCCACATTGGAAACTTCGATTTCCTGTTCAATCCTGGCCACCCATTGAGAGCTCGGCACCTTAAGCAGCGTCTGCACGGTATCGATGGCATCCACAATGGGCCCGTCGTCTGTTGGCTCGAACGGCGGCACGATGACGCGAACCTGGTTGTTTCCTGGAAGGTGAATCAGGACCGAATAAAAACGAGACGTGGCAGCGTTCATTAATTCGGATCTCGGGTGAATCGGTTGCGGGCTTCCTGCAGTTCGCGCTCGGCGGCGTCGATGCGCGTCCAGATCTTGATGGTCTGTTGCGGCAAGCGCGGCGTGAGGCGCCAGCGGCCGGTCTCTTCCACCCGCTCGGCGATGCCGGCGGTGGCGAGGTTGTCCAGGTCGCGGGTCATGACGGCGGCCGAGCAGCTCACGGCGCGGGCCAGCTCGGTGGGCGTGTAGCCGCGGATGGCGTCGCCGAAGAGCACCAGGATCAGCTTGACGATGCGCTGCTGGGCGGCGTTGGTGTATTTGCCTTGCATCAGATCAGCTCCAGTTCCGGTTGGTCGGACTTGCGCACGTTCTCCTGGTGCCAGGCGAGGTTCTCCATGCCGTGCCACAGGTGGGCGATACAGTCCTGGGCGGAGATCGCCCCTTTGTGGAAGTCGAGCAGCGCGCCGACCGACTCGGTCAGGGCCGCCTGCAGCTTGTGCACTTCGGTGGCGTCGGCCTTGCGCCCGGTGGGCACTTCGATGAACACGCCGCCAGCCTGTGCGGCAAGGAAACGGATGACCGCCTTGCCGCCGGTGTCATGGAACCAGCCGGCCAGTTTGGAGGCGTGCATGGTGCCGTCCTCGAGCTGCTTGTAGAGGGCGCTGGCGGTGATGTCGCGCAGCTCGGCCATGCGCTCGACGCTCATGCGCCGGTAGCGGCCGGCATGTTTCCTGTCGAGTTCGAACGCTGCCCGGATGCTGGTCGGCGTGGAATTCGAAATCGAGGTACGCATTGGAAGACCCCCTTTGCATAGGTGCTAGAAACAAAAAACCATTTGGAAATCGCGAAAACGTGTTTCACATGGCTAAAATCAGCCCATCAATCGATGCGAGGAGATGACGGGCTCATGAACGATGTAGAGATCGCTGGATTGCGGCGAGAAGTCGCCCAGCTGCGGACCGAAATCGACCAGGTGGACGACTGGGCGCACGGTCTTTATGGTGTGCTGGTCGATGTGCTGCCCTTCCTTCTGCGGGGGCATCCCGAAGCGGATCGGGTGCGTCAGCTTCTCCAGCACCGCGATGATCACTATGCGGCGCTGCTGGCCGACCCTTCGTCCGCCGAGGATGGGGAATGCGCGGCGCAGTACGAAGCGGCGAAGATGCTGAATCGCCAGCTGGCGGTACTGGGGGCATGGCCTGACGTGGATCCGGTCGACGCGGCTCGCCAAGCGCTTGAAGAAGCTGGGTGGCGCGGTGGCGCGTGATGATCATCTTGCCGTTGGCGCGGCGGGAGGTGGCGACCAGGGCCTGGGTAGCGACGTGATCCATGGCCGTACTCAGGCGCTGGCGCTGGCTTTGAGGCGCAGCGCGACGGCGATGCGGTGGCCCTCGCCGCGGCGGCCCTTGACCATGCCGTTGAGGACCTTGTAGACGTTGGCGCGATCAAAGCCGTGCTCGTCGGCCCATTCGGCGAAGGTTTTTCCATCGCTGGCGAATTCCGCCCTGACCTGATCAGGGGTCAGGATGGTTGAGGAGGAACGCTCGATTCTTCTTGGCGCGAAAATGGCCAAGCTGCTCAAGCGCTTGGCGTTGTCGACGATGCTGGAGGTGTTGATGATCATGGCGGCTGGACTCAGACCGTGGCACGTTCATCGACTGGCAGGCCCAGCTTGATGCGTATGTCGCGGCCAACGCCATAGTTGCCTCGACGAATTCCGCGGATAACTTCGGAGACGTCGCGGTATTTGAAACCGTGGGTTTCTGCCCACGACTTCACTGTGTGGCCTTGCTTACGCAGGTCATGCTTGATCTGGTTCGGATTGGGGGTGCTCATGCGGCCCTCCGAGATGAAATTGACAGTGTTTGCAACGTATAGCGCGTTGTGTGATGTGAACTTTAGTTCATATCAGAAGAGCTTTGCAAGGGGTTTTATGAACTTTTTTCCAGATCAGCTCGCACGCTTGAAGCATGCATTGCGAGTGAGCAAGGACGGCGAAGTCGCAGCGGCTCTAGGGCTCGGAAAGACCGCATTCTCCGAACGAAAGAGGCGAGGTTCCTTTCCGGAAGATGAGCTTCGTGAACTTGCTAGGAAGCAACCAGATCTGCGCATCGACGTGAATTACGTACTGACCGGAAACACCGGTGCCGATACGGCTTGGGAAGCGGCAGCCGAGCCAACTTCCCTCGCAGCGATGATGATTCGGAACTTGGAGTCGGTGAACGGGCCGGCAACTAGGCTTGACCAGCGACAGGACGCTCCGATCTATGGAATCGACGAGGCCGTGTTGAAACAGTGCATTGAGCTGCTGCTGGAAGAATTCAAGGCGGCTGGCATCGAGCCGACCAGCACCCAGCTGGCGGCGGCGATCCTTCTGGCCTATCGGGTTGTCCAGGGCGACAGGCTGGTGACGCGAGAACGCTTGGCGCCGATACTGCGCCTGGTCGGTTGACCGAGACGGTCAGAAAGGAGATGCAATGAAGATCCATACTCCCGTGGCCATCTTGCTGATGATGGCCTTTCTTGTTACCGGCTGCGCGAGCGCCGGGAAGCGCTTCAATTCGTCAAGGGTCGGGGAACTGGAGCCCGGTGTGACGACCATCGAAGAGGCGAAGCACATCCTGGAAGCCGAACCGGTGCAGGTCATTCTGAACGACAGCGGACGAAAGCTGGCGATTTGGCGTTACATCACCTCATCCGGTTTGACCGCGAACACCTCCATTCAGGAAGTGGCGCTGGTCTTCGGCCCTGACGGGAAGTTCCTGCGGGTTTTCCAGTTGATCAATGTCCCCCTGAAAGACGAAGACGAGCGACGCCTGTCGCCGATGTCGACCGTCGTTCAGTAATGGGATTGAATTCATCCACAAACATGGGCGCGAACCATGAACATCGAACAAGCTGTCAAAGACCTTGCCGAAGCCATCGGCCCCATTGTCGAAGGCACTCAGGATCACCAGGGGCAATTGGCGGTCGTTGCTTGTGCGCTCGCCGCGCTGATCAAGAGCCATCCCGACCCGGAGGCGTTCGCCAGTGCGTTCCGACGATCCTGGCTGCAGCTTGGCGCGCCCAATTCAGACGATCACGCAGATCCTGCATTCGCTTCCGGTATTGACTCAATGCTCTCGATTGCGGAGGAGCATTGCCGGGTCCCCCTGAATGTCCGGAATCCTGATTCATCAACCCCTCCTGAACGTTGAGCATGGCGCAGCGCCGGCCAGTTTGATGCGACACTGATGGCGCGATCATGCACCTTGCGGATATCCTGCTCCGGCATCGTTCCGCCATTGCCTGTTGATCGGAACCCAATCGTCCCCCGCGGGCGCGATCCCAATTAAATCAAGCGCTTCATTTAAGCTGCCCGGGTAGCCGACCCGACAATGGACCTGTCATTTCAGCGTCCATTGTCAGGGGTTGGTCATGCTTATCTTCCGTGCCCGTATGGTGGCCTGGGCTTATGTGAGCCTGGTCTTGATGTTCCTGGTCGGCCTGCTGCTGCAGGATGCGCCGACCTGGCTGCCGCAGCAGCTGCTCGTTTCCCTCTACAAGCTCTCTCTGGTGACCCTGGCGGCCTGGTTCGGCTACTGGATCGACCGGGGACTGTTCCCCTACGCACGACCTGATCGCTTCATCCAGTGGGGCGCGAGCCCGGGCGCGCCCGGGGTGGTGCTGGCGATCGGTTCTGCCGTGGCGATCGCCTTTGCCGCGGCGATGCTGCGCCGGGCCCTGATCGTGGCCGCGGCGATGCTGGCCGTGGCGGTCGGGGCCTGACATGGGCACGCCGCAGATCATCGTGCTGGTGGTGATGGCCTTGAGCATGCTCGATGCGTTCATGGAAGCGGAGCGCGGCCTGGGAAAGGACAGCTCGGCCTATCGCCTGATGAAGACCCTCGGGCTGGCGGTGCTGCTGACATGGGGTGGGTTCTTTTCATCCCCGGCACAGGCGCAGGTACCCGCGGATGCCCAGCATTACCGGCTGGACCTGGTGCGCAACGCACGCATGATCTGGGGGCTGGATGCGCCGGTGGCGGTGTTCGCCGCGCAGATCCACCAGGAAAGCGGCTGGCGGGCCGATGCGAAGAGCCCGGTGGGCGCGGTCGGCATGGCGCAGTTCATGCCGGCGACGGCACAGTGGATTCGCGGCGCCTACCCGACCCTGGGCGGCGCGGATGCGGCGCCAACGAATCCGGTCTGGGCGATCCGCGCCCTGGTGACCTATGACCGGCACCTGTGGCAGCGCATTCCGGTGGCCGATCGATGCGGCCGCATGTGGGCGACGCTGCGCAGTTACAACGGCGGACTGGGCCACTGGCTGGCCGAGGCGCGTAACGCCCGGGAATCGACGATCGACGGTATCGATGCGGCGTGCGGGTCGGCGCGACGGTCGGTCAAGCATTGCCGGGAGAACCTAGGCTATCCGCGTCGGATCCTGGTGACGCTGCAACCCCGCTATGCGGCCTGGGGTCCGGGTGTGGCCTGCGGAGCCGAAACGTGAAGACCTGGCCCTTGCCTGCCGGCTGGACGGTGGCGCTCATGTCGGCGCTGTTCGGCGTGGGGATGACGCTGGGTGCCCTGGCCGGCTCAACCGTGACGAAACGCCAGGCCGAGGCCGACCTGGCAACCCTCAAGTCTTCCCATGCGGAGGCGCTGGCCACACAGGCGCGCGCCGCATCGCAATACATGAACGATGAGGTGGCTCGTGGCATCCGCCTGGCTGCGGAGCTGCTGCAGGCGCAATCCGACCTGAATGACCTCAAGGAGCAAACCGACCATGAAATCGACCACCTCAAGACTGGCCGGCGGTGCCTTGATGCTGGCCTGCTGCGCGTGCTCGACCGTGCCGGCGCCGGCGGTGGCACCCCTGGTGGTGTGCCCGCCCCCACCGGCGGCGCTGATGCAGAAGGTTCCGGAGCGCCTGCCGCCGATGCCACGGCAGACGCCTGGGCCACCGACGGCGACGTCGCCCACTGGAGCGCCGACGCTCAAGCCCGATACGCCGAGTGCGCCGGGCGCCTCAATGCCTTGATCGAATTCGAACGGGGGCGACTCAGATGATTCACATTGAGCCCATGGCTAGCGCGTTCTACGTGTATGCCGACGGGGATAGCTACGAGTTCGGCGACGAGCCGCAAGCGATCGGGTCGCTGTGCCGGACGGGGTCCAAACGCATGGAAGTCATGGCCACCAAGGGGGAGCTGACCCGCAAGGATCTGCGCGATCTGGCTCGTGAGTTGAAGGAAAAAGGGGTGCGGGTGATCGAAGTCAAGCGGGTGCGCCCCCACCGGGTGCCGTTGGGAAAACTGGTGCGGTCCGAGGGGCCGTTCGACATCTACGAGATCGATACGGCGGCCGTATGTTGATCGAAGTTCAGTTCTGGCAGCTGGTGCTGCTGTTGGTGACGTTCTTCACGTTTGTTGCGGGCGTCATGAAGTTACTGCTGAGTCAGTACGACCAGCGGATGGATGAACGATTCGAGGCGGCCGAGGCCGCCCGCAAAGCTGCACAGACTCATTGGGATTCCAAGTTCAGCGCGCTGGAGGCAAGCGCGAAAGAGGAGAACGCCCAATGGCAGCGCATCGAGCGCGAATTCCTCGATTTCAAGGCGGAGCTGCCCGAGCGGTACGTGCGCCGTGAAGACCACGTTCAGGGCCAATCCAGGATCGAAGCGAAGCTCGACGGTCTGGCGGTGAAGATCCAGGAAGTGCAGTTGAAGGGAGCACAACGATGATGGACATGGCAAAGGTTCGCCGGGAGCACTTGCGCTGGCTGATTCTGCTGACGCTGTACAACGCGCGCCCGATCGGGGCGTTCGAGGGGACGATCCTGGCCGTGGCGCAGTCGGAATACCCGGACGCGACGGCGCTGGAACTGCGCCGTGAGCTGGACTACCTGGGCGATCGGAAACTCGTCGAAGTGACGCGGCGCCCGGACGGCAAGTGGTTCGCAGAGCTGAGCCGCTATGGCGTTGACGTTGCGGAATACACGGTGGATTGCGAGCCGGGTATCTCCCGGCCCGAGAAGTACTGGTCGTAGTCATGGGACGAAAGAGCAGCGTGAGCCGGCTCCCCCAGGAGGTGCGCAGTTACATCGAGGCGCAGATCGCTATCGGATCGATGACGCTCGATGAGCTGATCGCCGACCTGCAGCGAACCTTCCCGGCAGCGAGTGCGGCCGGTGAGTTGCCAAGTCGGTCGGCCATCCATCGATATGGCCAGAAGCTGGAACGCCGGCTATCGGCGATTCGGGCCTCCACCGAGGCAGCCAAGATCATCCAGGCCCAGGCGGGAGACGACAATGACGCCCGTTCGGAAGCCTTGACCGCGCTGATCCAGACCGAGCTTTTTGAGGCGATCCTTGACATCCAGGAAGCCACGGATGAAGAGATCGACCCGACCGAGCGGGTCGGTGTGTTGTCCACCGCCGCGAAGAACATCGCGACGCTGACCCGAAGCTCGGTGAACCTGAAGAAGTTTCAGGCGGAAGCCGAGGATCGGGCCCGGCGCCAGCTCCTCGAGGAGCAAAAGGCCAAGCTCGACGCCATGGGCAGCAAGGGCGGCGTGACGGAAGAGACCAAGCGGGCGATCCGCGAAGTGTTGGGGATCGTGTGATGGCCCGAACGATTTCCATCCACAAGAGCAGGTCCGTGGGCTGCAGCTGGCATCAACTGTCGGCTGCCAGTCAATCGCTCTTCCGTTTGATGGAATGCACGACGAGAGAAAAGAAACCCGTCCCGCCGGAGCAGTGTCGGCTGCGGCCGATCGCTCGCGTTGTCCGTTCAATGGGTGCGCGACCATGACGACGCGCAAAGGACGCGCCAAGATCATCCCGGCGGATCCGGAGGCGATCTTCCTGCCGTTCCAGTCGCGCTGGATCAAGGATTCGTCACGCATCAAGCTGATGGAGAAGACCCGCCAGTGCGGCATCAGCTGGAGCACGGCCTACGGCGCCGATGAGCGCGCGGCGGCCCAGGGTGCCCGCTACGACGAGTGGGTGAGCAGCCGGGACGATATCCAGGCGCGCCTGTTCATCGAGGACTGCAAGCTGTGGGCCGGCATCATGGGCATGGCGGCCAAGGATCTGGGCGAGCAGGTGGTGGACGCGGAGAAGAAGATCAGCGCCTATGTGCTGCAGTTCGCCAGCGGCCGACGCATCCACAGCATGTCGAGCAATCCGGACGCGCAGGCGGGCAAGCGCGGCAGTCGCATCCTGGACGAGTTCGCCCTGCATCGGGACCAGCGCAAGATGTGGGCGATCGCCTACCCGGGCATTACCTGGGGCGGCTGCATGGAGATCGTGAGCACCCATCGGGGCAGCAATTCGTTCTTCAATCACCTGATCATCGAGATCACCGAGAAGGGCAATCCGAAGCAGATCAGCCACCATCGGGTGACGTTGCAGGACGCCCTGGAACAAGGCTTCCTCTACAAGCTGCAGCAGGCCCTGCCGGCCGAGGCCGAACAGCAGGCCATGGATGAAGCGGAGTACTTCGATTTCACCAAGGCGGGCGCGGCCGACGATGAATCCTTCGACCAGGAGTACATGTGCATCCCGGCCGACGACGACAGCAAGTTCATCGAATATGCGCTGATCACAGCTTGCGAATACACGGGCCTGACCGACTGGGAACGGGAGGTGACCGACACCTTCACCGGGCGCCTGTACTGCGGTGTGGACATCGGCCGCAAGAAAGACCTGACCGTGCTGTGGGTGGTCGAGCAACTGGGCGATGTGCTCTACACGCGCAAGGTGATCCCCATGGAGCGCATGCGCAAGAGCGCCCAGGAGGCGATTCTCTACCCGTGGTTCGAGATCTGCGACCGGATCTGTATCGACTCGACCGGATTGGGCATCGGCTGGACGGATGACGCCCAGGACAAGTTCGGGGAATACCGCGTGGAAGGCGTGAACTTCACCAACCAGGTGAAGGAGGCGCTGGCCTATCCGCTCAAGGGCGCCATGGAGGATCGCACGGTGCGTATCCCGGACGACAAATTCATCCGGGCCGATCTTCGCAAGGTGCAGAAGGTGACCACCGCGGCGGGCAATATCCGTTTTCTGGCCGAGAGCACCCCGGATGGCCACGCGGACCGCTTCTGGGCGCTGGCGCTGGCCATTCATGCGGCGAGCACGCCGACCGCACCAATCGAGTTCATGAGTGATGGCGCGCCGCGCGGCGGCGCCATCGAGGGGTTCATGTATGGCTACTGAGCGCACCAAGAAACAGCAAAAATCGGCGCCGAAGCCGGAGCTGAATACCGAGGTCGCCAACCGCCTGCGCGATCCGTTCGAGCAGGCCTACCAGGGCATCGTCGAGCCGAACGATCCGGTGCTGCTCGAAAAGGGCGGCGGGCGCAGCATCCAGATCTACCAGGATCTGCTCACGGACGGCAAGGTGTTCTCAGGCCTGCAGAAGCGGACCCTGGCGCTGGTCGGCCGCGAGTGGACCATCGAGCCGGTCGATGAGGGCGGCGCCGGCACCGCCGATGCCGAAACGCTGACCAGGATCCTGAAGGGCCTGCCCTTCGACCAGGTGTGTCAGGACCTGTTGGTGGCGATCGTGTGCGGGTACGCGGTGAGCGAGATCGTCTGGGCGATCCGCGAGGGAAACGTGGTGCCCGACCGGGTGATCCAGCGGGCGCAGCGGCGATTCAAGTTCGTTCAGGTGAATGAGCATCTTCCGCCCGAGCTGCGCCTGCTCACCCGCGAGAACATGCTCACCGGCGAGGTGCTGCCGCCGCGCAAGTTCATCGTCCATCGGGTCAATCCGCAGGATGACAACCCCTACGGGATGGGGTTGGGCCGCCAGTTGTTCTGGCCGGTGTTCTTCAAGCGCGCCGGGGTGATCAGCTGGAACAAGCTCAACGACCGCTTCGGCAACCCGACGCCCTGGGGGCGTTATCCGTCCGGCGCCACGCCGGCGCAGAAGCGGACCCTGTTCGACGCGCTGGTGGCCATGAGCAACGACGGTGTCGTGATGACGCCGGTGGGCACAGAGATCGAGCTGCTCGAAAGCCGCCTGACCGGTTCAGTCTCGACCCAGAAAGAGCTTTGCACTTACATGGATGACTGGATCAGCGAGGTGCTGCTGGGTACCGAGCCACGCGGATCCGGCGGTGGTGCGCTGGCGGCCGCGGCGAAGGAGCGCACCGATGTGCGGCTCGACCTGGTGCAGGGTGACAGCGATCTGCTCTCGGACACCCTCAACCGGACCCTGATTGCCTGGATCTGCGAATACAACGGGCTGCGCCCCTGCAAGATCTACCGGGTGATCAAGGAGGAGGAGGATCTGCAGGCATCAGCCGAGACCGACAAGACCGTGTCGGAGATGGGCTTTGAGCTCGACGAAGACTCGGTGCGGTCGAAGTACGGCGAAGGCTGGTCGAAGAAGAAAACGCCGGAGGTGCCACCACCGGTACCACCGGGTCAGCAGCAGCCTGGGAACACGCCACCGGTGAATCAACCCGGGGCCCAGCCTGCGAACTTCGCCGAAGGCGGCGACACCGGCGGCCAGGCCGCCATCGATGCGGCGATCGCCACCCTGAGCAATGAGCGGATGCAGGCGGCCATGGAGGCGATTCTCTCGCCGCTGATCGAACGCATCCTGGCAGCCGACAGCTTCGAGGACGCCCTGGCCGCCATGGAAGCGGCGTTCCCCCAGGCGGACCCGTCGGCCTTGCAGAGCCTGCTCGCCAATGCCATGTTCGGCGCCGAGGCGTTTGCCCGTCAGGAGCCCGAGGCGTGAGCAGCAAGCGGGCGATCCGGCGCCGCGCCTGCGGCAAGAAGACCCGCCACGCTACCGAGGCGGACGCCCGAGCCCATATCGCAGCACTCCACCACAAGAAAGGCTACCAGGGCCAGATGCGGGCCTATCGCTGCCCCTTCTGCCACGGCTGGCACGTCGGCCATACGGGGCGCTGATCATGGCTCTGCAGGTGGATCTCACACTGGCGCCGCGGGACGCGATGGCCTACTTCGCCAGCAAGGGAGAGACGCTGTCGTGGGATTACACCGAGGTGTGGCGCGAGGCCCATGCGCGCGCCTTCACGGTGGCCAAGGCCACGACCCAGGATGTGCTCCGGTCGATCCGGGCTGAAGTGGACCGCGCGATCGGCGAAGGCCAGACCTTCGAATCCTTCAAGAAGCGCCTGCAGCCCCGCCTGGAGAAGCTGGGATGGTGGGGAAAAAAGGAAGTGCTCGACGGCAATACCGGCGAGCTGACCCAGGTGCAGTTGGGCAGCGTGCGCCGGCTGCGCACCATCTACCAGACCAACGTGCAGACCGCCTATATGGCGGGTCGCTACAAGCGCCAGCTCGCCAACGTGGCCGACCGCCCCTATTGGCGCTATGTGGCGGTGATGGACGGCCGCACCCGGCCGGCGCATGCCGCCCTCAACGGCAAGGTGTGGCGCTGGGACGATCCGATCTGGGAGATCATCTACCCGCCCAACGGGTGGAACTGCCGCTGCCGTGTGGTGGCGCTCACCGAGGAGGAATTCCGCCAGCTCGGTGTGCCGCTCGAGCACGGCGCCAGCAACATCGTCGAAACCAGCATGATGCTCAATCGCGCCGGCGACATGGCCGACGTGCGCGGCGTGCGCTACACCGACGCAAACGGCAAGGCGGAGGCGTTCTACCCGGACCCGGGTTGGGACTACAACCCGGGCGCGGCCTGGTCGCGCTGGGACCCGGCGGCCTTCGCGGCCGACGCGGTCGACGTGGCCCCCGTCACCCCGGCACCGGCCGCCGTGGTGAAGGCGATCGAAGGGCAACCGACCTGGCAGGATCTCGGCCGGCCGGATCTGCGCGCCCCCACTGTCACGCGCCTGCCAGACCCCGGCATCCTGCCGGCGCAAGACAGCCTCGAGGCGGCGATCCAGCAGATGAACAGCGTACTGGTACCGGACGGCGTGATGAACGTCGTCAACACCCCGATCGAAGAGGTGGCCATCCGCCCAGAGCTGCTGGAGCACCTGGTCGAGAAGCGATCCGACGCCCGTGAGCGCTACGCCAACTATGTGCTCGACACCCTGCGCGAACCGTTCGAAGTGTGGCTGACCGCCTACGACGACGGCCGCTACCGGAAGCGCTACATCGGCGTGTTCTCAGGCCCGTCTGACCTGCTGGTGGTGCTCCGGGAAAACACCGACGGATCGATCTACTGGGACATGTACAACATGATGCAGCGCAACTCGAAGAAGCTGAACAAGCTGCGCGAGGGGACGCTGCTGTATGGAAGGGAGGAGGAGTGAATGAGCATCGAAACGATAAAGCCAGCTGGATTTGACAAGGCAATGCGTGCATATGCTGATCTGGTTAAGCCATGGGACATGTACGTACAGGGAATCGCATCGATCGAGTGCGCGGTCTGGCTACGCGTGAACGGGGTGAACACCATGATTGGCTGCGGAAGTCCCGATGAGGCGCTGGCAGAAGCCGAACTTGCGTTATCCAAGCAACTTGAGAATGTGAAGCGTCAGATCGCCGACCGTAAGACGTTGGTCTGAAGGTCTCGGGAGAGAGCATGGAAACCAAAGCAGAGAAAGACTTCGCTAAGGCAGTTGTCGCCTTGGCGGAAGAATCGGTCGAAACAGCACTGGCTGTGCTGACCGGCACCTTCGTGAGCCTCACACTCGAAATGATCCGACGGAACGGACACGACCCCGACAAGGAGATCAAGATCTATGGTGGCAATCAGCGTGACATCACGATTCACGCCCCGAAGGTCGGCGTTCGTGACGCGGAGGAGGTTGCCGAAGCTGCCGATGACAGGAAGCTGACGACGGCCGATGATGTTCGGCGCCACGCTGAGTTGATCGAGCTTGCCAGCGTTGACTTCATTGACGAAAACGGACGAATCGGCGCCCGGAAAGACAAGGTGCACACGGTTCGTTTGGGATTCATCGATGGCGCCGTGGCTGAACTGGGCCGAGCCGAGTTCGAGACGCTGTCGGATGTGACCTTCAAACTGCGCCCGGCGCAGAACGACAGCTGAGGGGGAAATGAGCGCGGCTTTTCGACACGTCGGCTTTGATCGGCTGCCTCGGCGTAGCTACCGTCGGTCACAGGGGCACGTCCCTACCGGTTTCGCGCCGCGCTCACACACTGGAGTGTAGGCCATGATCCAGATCGAATTCAACGACGGCGGTCTGCAGCAGAAGATCTCCAGCGTCATCGACCTGTTGCACGATGGCCGCCCGCTCTATCAGCGCATCTCGGGCGCCCTCGAGGCGGAAACCGAGGCGAACTTCGCCGCCCAGGGCCGCCCCGACTGGGTTCCGCTGGCCGACGCCACCAAGAAGCGCCGCCTGGCCCGCAACAAGGGCAGCTCGGTGCTCAAGATCCTCCAGGACCGCGGCATCCTCGCTGCAAGTGTGAGTAGCGACTACGGCGCCGACTATTCCGTCATCGGCGCCGGCGGCGCGGCCAGCGACTACGCGGCCATCCAACAGCTCGGCGGCACGATCGACATGCCAGCACGATCGACAAAGGTGCGCCTGCGCACCAACGCCAAGGGCGATCTGGTCAGACAGGGAACCGAGGGGAGCGCGAAGGGCCGAGCCGTGTTCGCGAAAGACACCCACAAGCGCGCTCGAGAGTCCTGGCATACCGTCGAGGCCTACTCGATCACCATCCCGGCCCGCGAGTATCTCCCCTTCACAATGTCCGGCGGCTCGCCCCAGCTCCAGCCAGAAGCGGAGGTTGCCGTCCTCGACATCGTGACGCGCCTTCTAGGTGAGAGCCTCGATTAGAATCACAACTTGGCGGGGCGACGACGTGTTTTCCACTGTGCAACACGTTTTAGAATTCCGTTCCAGTATTTTTCGACGTGTACTGCTATATCCCGGAATTATCTCGCCCGCTCCCTGGGATTTATCTCACTCGTTCTTATGCTCGCGCCCCATGCCTTCGGTCAGGATCTCCTGGTGACCCCCCTGGCCCGTTACCTGAAGGCCTACCCGGGCATGCGGGTCGAATGGCTGTTGCATGACGATCGCGCGATCGACGACTTCATCGCCACCGGGGTCGATTGCGCCATCCACGTGGGCGAGGTGAGTGACCCGGAACTGGTGTCGATCCGTCTGGCCCAGGTGCCGCGCATCGTGGTCGGCGCCCCGGCCCTGTTCGCCGATCGGCCGCTGCCGGTTCATGCGGATGAGCTCGCCCAACTGCCCTGGCTGGCCCTGACGGCCTTCTATCGCAATCGCATCCGTTTGCACCACGCTGCCTCCGGGCAGGTGCGCGAGCTGGGCTTCAGCCCGCGGGTATCCACCGACAGCCTGTATGCCCTGCGCAGCGCCTGCCTGCAGGGGCTGGGAGTGTGTGTCGGCTCCACCTGGGTATTCGCCGAGGATCTGGCCGCCGGCCGCCTTGTCTGCCTGGCGCCGGAGTGGACCACCGATCCCCTGCCGGTGAGCTTGGTGTATCGCTATGCCCGCTACTACCCGGCGCGGCTGCGCTGCTTCGTGGATGTTTTCCGCGAGGCGGTGCCCGCTGTGATCGAGGCCTGA